CGGTCAAAAGATTCCTGCTCGACACGAGCACACTCGACGACTCGGAGACCGGACTCGACGGCGGCCTCGCGTTCATACTCGACACGAGCACCCTCGACTCCGACCGCGTCCTCGACGGCGCCATATTCCTGACCACAGGCACAGGCGAGGCGACGCTCGGCGCGTTGACCGCCAGCGCGACCGCGACCGTCACGATCGTCGCGTCCGCGGAGTCGACCCTCGGCTCCGCGTTCGCGTCCGCGACCGGCACCGTCACCATCGTCGCCACCGGGTCGTCGGACTTCGGCGAGTTGTCGACCACGTCGGAGGCGATCGTGACGCGGGTGGCCACCGCGGACGCGAGCCTCGGTGGCGTGTCCGCGTCGGCGACCGCCACCGTCACGTTCATCGCGGTCGGGTCGGCAGATCTCGGCGGAGCGTCGTCGAGCGCGACCGGCGACGTCACGCCGCAACCCTCGCCCGAACCCGACACCGGAGGCGGCGGGCGACAGTACTACGCGAGACCGCGACGCATCAAGAAGGAGACCGTCGTCGAGGTCGCGGACCCGAAGGTTGAACCGAAGCGGGTCGTCGGCCTAGCATCCGTCGGCCTCGGCGGTGTGGTCGCGACCGCGTCGGCTGCGACCACGTTCAGCATCGCCGACGACGACGCCGAACTATTGTTGATGCTCTGATGCCGTACTTCATCACAGACAAATCGCCCGACTGCGACGGGTTCGCGACCATCAAGGAAGATGGCGTCGTGATCGGCTGCCACAAAACGAAACAGGCCGCGATCGACCAGATGGTCGCGGTGTCGATCGCCGAGGACATCGAGCCGGGCGGAGAACGGATCCTGCCGGAGAACTACCGGCCCGCGCTGTCGCCCGACGTGCCCGACGGTCGTGCGTGCGGCAACTGTTTTTACTACGACGAGACCAACGTGCAAGGAGAAGGAGACAACCTGAAGGCGTTCTGCGAAAGGTGGGACGAATATGTGGACGGCGGATTCTATTGCAACTCTTGGCGCATGGACGAGGACACGCGGCAGGTCTCGCTCGAGGTGCCCGTGTACATTCGCACGGCGGCGCGACGCGGACTCGACTACTACGGGCAGGGCCTCGCGGGTGAAGGGCTGGTCGATCGAACCGTACGCGAGGCACGCGGACTGGCACGCGGCGAGGTCAGCGAGGACAAGGTGATCCGGGCGAACGCGTGGGCGGAACGCCACGCCGTCGACTTGCAGGCGCCGAAGAACTCGGACGCGGACAACGACGACTTCCCTGGCGCGGGCGCCGTCGCGCACTACCTGTGGGGCATCAACCCTCTCAACCCGCAACCGGCACGCGACTGGTTCGCCCGCAAAGCCGAGGCGATCAAGGCGGAGCGGGCCGACCCGCCCGCGCCGAAGAAGGACCAGATCTTCGGCTCCGAGAAGAACCCGAAAGGATCGGCGAAGGCACCGGCGGGCGCCAAGACGATCGAACTCACCCAGGCGATCGAGGACGGTTTGAAAAACAAGGTCGAGGAGCACAACGACAAACTCGACGCATCCGACCCGACGTGGAAGCGGGCGACGATCGGCATGTTGCGCAGCGTGTTCCGACGCGGCGCGGGAGCATACTCGACGTCGCACCGCCCTGGCATGTCACGGAACCAGTGGGCGTACGCGAGGGTGAACGCGTTCCTGTACCTCCTGAGGAACGGTCGACCGCAGAACCCGAAGTACATCACCGACAACGACCTGCTGCCGAAGGACCACCCGCGTTCCACTAGAACGCTCGACTTCGATGTTGCTAACATTGTCGGCATGGAAACCCAGGTCGAGACGCGCCGCATCCACATCAACGACTTCGAACTCCGACAAGGACCGACGGGCGACGGCATGTCGTTCACCGGGTACGCCGCGGTGTTCAACACCGACTCCGAGCCGCTGCCGTTCATCGAGCGGATCATGCCGGGCGCGTTCAAGAAATCCCTGAAGAGCCGCAACACGATCAAGATGTACATGAACCACGACTCGTCGATGCTGCTGGCGTCCACGCGGTCAAAGACGCTGCGGCTCGAGGAGGACGGCAAGGGACTACTCGTGAACGCGGACCTGCCCGACACGACGACGGGCCGCGACCTGTCCGTGCTGATGCAACGCGGCGACGTCGACTCGATGTCGTTCGGGTTCTCGGTGCCGTCGGGCGGAGACAAATGGTCCGACGACGGGATGAGCCGCGAACTCCGCCAGGTGCGCCTGCACGAGGTCTCGGTCGTCACCGGGTTCCCTGCGTACAAGGCGACGTCGGCGACCGTCAGGTCGTTGGACGCGCTCGCCGAACGCGCCGGAGTCGACGCCGAGAAACTCGCCGAGGCGATCACCGTGCTCGAGGCGGGCGGCACCCTGAGCGACGAGTCGGCGGATCTGCTGACCAGCGCCGTGTCGAAACTGCGGGCCGAACCGGCCACCGTGCCCTCCTCGGTGATGTTGATGCAAAAACACCTCGAACTGTTGAAAACTTTCTAGACGCCGTTATATACTCGGCTCGTCGGTAAGCGTCCCGCTACGACTAGAGATTGGTCAGCGACCCGCGCCATCGGAATACAAACATCCTGCGCGACAACATATCCAACCAATCACGGAGCAAAAATGAAACAATTCATCGAACAACAAATGGCTCTCCGCGCAAACGCGTGGGAAGAGGCCAAGAAGATCCTCGATGGTGCAGCCGCCGAAAAGCGCGACCTGACCGCCGAGGAGACACAGTCATACGAGCGCATCAACAAGGAACTGCAAGACCGTTCCGCGACGATCGACAAGTTGCGAGCCGACGAGGCACGCGAACTTCGTCTGGATGCAGCCACCCGCGAGATCGCCGACCAGGTTCGCCCGGTCGCCGACGCACGCCCGGAGCGCACAGACTCGGAGATCATCCGTGCGATGGCCAAAGGCGAGATCCGCTCTCACAGTTTCGAGAAGCGCGACGTCGTCAAGACATCGACCGGCGCACCGGTCCCGACATCGTTCTACGACCAGGTCATCATGCTGGCCCGTCACGTAGGTCCGATGCTCTCGACCTCGACCGTGTTGAACACCGCCTCAGGCGAGAACCTCCAGATCCCATCGTTGGCCCAGTACTCGACTGCGGCGATCACGGGTGAAGGAACGGCCATCTCGGAGTCGGACCCAATTTTCAACTCGTTCGTCACCTTGTCGGCGTACAAGTTCTCGTTCCTCGTGCAACTCTCCACAGAGTTGATCGAAGATTCGGGCGTCGACATCCTCGGGTTCATCGCGAACCAGACCGGCAACGAACTCGGCTTCCGAGTCAACGCATCGCTGACGGTAGGAACCGGCACCGACCAACCGAAGGGCCTCATGGCCTGCACGACGCTTGGCGTCACGGGTGGCACGGGCGTCTCGGGCGCGTTCACGGCAGACAACCTGATCGACCTGGTCTACTCGGTAAACACAGCCGGTCGTCGTCTCCCGGGCACGGGCTTCCAGATGAACGCCGCCTCAATCGGCAAGATGCGCAAACTGAAGGACTCGGCGGGCAACTTCGTGTTCCAGCCGTCCTTGAGCGCCGACGCAAACGACCTGCTTCTCGGATACCCGGTATTCGAGAACCCGTCGATCGTCGACACGGCGACAGGCGCGAAGTCGGTGGCGTTCGGCCATCTGCCCTCGTACTTCGTCCGCCAAGTCGGCGGGATCAAACTGGACCGAAGCGACGACTTCGCGTTCAGTTCGGGTCTCGTCACCTTCAGGGCGACGATGCGCGTGGACGGCAACCTGCCGCAAACCTCGCACATCAAACACTTCATCGGTGGCGCTTCTTAATAGAAGCACCCGATAAGACATAGCAGTCCGCAAGGGCTGTCACTAAGATTGAGTCTCGGCGAGTTCGTGCAGGTCTCGCCGAGACTTTTTCTTTGCTGCACTAAACTCAGGAGGAATATGTGGCAGACCGTAATCGTTCAAAACATCCCGGTGGAGATACCGGGCGCCCTGGCGGAGCGCTTGATCCGGGCGGGCGTGGCGCACTTGCCCGAAACTTCAGACTTGCCGAACCCGATCGACTCAGGATCCTCTGGTATTCCAACGCTCCCTGGGCCGCGACAGGCTACGGCCAACAAACGGCGCAAGTCATCCAAAGGCTCCAAAAACAAAACCACGAAATAGCGATCCACGCGATGTACGGCCTCGCCGGGTCGTCGTCGACCTGGAACGGTTTCAAGATCTACCCGCAGGGACTCGCCGCATATTCCGACGACGTCGTCGTCGCGCACACGATGGAATGGGCGAGCCACAATCCCGACCTGCCGATCCTGCTGATGACGTTGTTCGACGTGTGGGTGCTCAAGTCCGAGTCGTTGAAAACTTTGAAGAACATCGCGTCGTGGGTGCCGATCGACCACCAGCCGACTCCGCCCGACGTTCTCCAGTTCTGCGCACGCCCGAACGTGCGCCCGATCGCCATGTCGAAGTTCGGATCGCGGATGCTCGACATCGCGGGCGTCGAGCATCTCTACGTCCCGCACGCGATCGAGAACGTGTTCCAACCGACCGAGAAGATCGACACGAACGGCGGAGGCAGGATGACCGGTCGCGAGTTCATGGGCTGGCAGGACGACAGGTTCGTCGTCACGATGGTCGCCACGAACAAGGGCAACCAGCCCGCACGCAAGGCGTGGGCCGAGAACATCCTCGCGTTCTCGATATTCGCCAAGGACAAACCCGACGCGGTCCTGTACCTGTACACCGAGCCGGACGGCGCGATGTCGGGCATCAGCCTGCCGACGTTGCTTGACGCGTGCGGCGTCGGTGCCGACAGGTACAAGGTCGTCGACCAGTACGCGTACCGGCACGGCATACCGCAGAAGGTGATGGCCGCGATGTACACCGCGTCCGACGTGCTGCTCTGCTGCTCGATGGGCGAGGGCTTCGGCATACCGGTCATCGAGGCCCAGGCGTGCGGTTGCAGGGTGATCGTCTCCAACTTCACCGCCCAACCCGAACTCGTCGGCGACGGCTGGACGGTGGACGGCCAGCCGTGGTGGGACGCCGCGCAGAAGTCGTGGTTCTTCACGCCGAACGTGCCCGACATCGTCAAGGCGCTCGAGGCCGCGTACGAGGCGCCGAGAGGCGTGTCGGACGAGGCGGTGCGGTTCGCCGCGCAGTACGACGCAGACTTCGTGTTCGACCACTACTGGAAGCCGACGATGGAGGTCCTCTCAAAATGGTGCCGTGCATAATCATCCCGGTCCTCAACCGGTACGACCTGCTCGAGCGTTGCATCGACTCGATCGACTACCCGGTCGAACATCTCATCATCATCGACAACGGAGGCAAGATCGCCGACGACTGTCTCGTCATGCCGCGCAAGAGCGTCATCAACAAGACGATCATCCTCGACATGCCGAGCAACCTGGGCGTGGCGACGTCGTGGAATCTCGGCATCAAGATGCTGCCGATGTACAAAGGTTGGATCCTTCTCAACTCGGACGCCTGGTTCATGCCCGGTCGGCTCCAGCACTTCTGGGAAGGTTGCGACCGCGACCAGATCCAGTTGGCGGGCGAGCCGCCGTGGGCCTGCGCGTGGATCGGAGCGGGCGTCGTCGAGGACGTCGGCCTGTTCTGCGAGGCTTACCATCCCGCATACTTCGAGGACAACGACTACGAGCGTCGCGCCGTCAGGCTGAAAAAGAAAATCGTGAAGGCGCACTCGATCGTCAACCACGACAACTCGTCCACGCTCCTGTCGGACACGCGCTACCAAGCGAAGAACGCCGACTCGTTCCGCGCCAACCACGAATTGTTCAAACTCCGCAACGCCAGGCTCGACGCCGGACAATGGGATCTGCGTCGAAGGCTCGACCTCGGATGGGACTGATGCGCGTTTTCGACTGCATCATGTTCAACCAGGAACACGACATGCTCGAGTGCCGCCTCCACGAGATCGGCGACGCGATCGACAAGATCATCGTCGTCGAGTCCGCGACCACGTTCATGGGACAACCCAAACCGTACGGCCTCGACCTCGACCGGTACTACAAGTGGCGCGACAAGATCCACTACGAGATCTTCACGCCGCATCTCGCACTCAACGGCTGGGCCGCCGAGCACGCGCAACGCAACCACCTCTTCACCGTGCTGCAACAGTTCCAGCCCGAGGCCCACGACGTCGTCACCGTCTCGGACTGCGACGAGATCTGGAACCCTCACGACGTCGACCTGCTCGCGACCGGCTGGCACTCGTACGTGATGAGGCGTCTCGTCATGTCGATCCACTGGCGGTACTCCGACGAGTACACGATGGTCGCTGGGCCGTGGGGCCAGAGGAGCGGCGGCGCCCAGCACATGCGCTCGAACCGCGAACGGTTCCCGATGCTGCGCTCCGGCTGGCACGTCTCATGGATGGGCGGGCCGAAGTGGGCGGCGGAGAAGATGCGCTCGTTCTCGCACCAGGAACTCATGGTCGCCGACCCGGACGCGTTCATGGAGGAGAACTACAGGATCGGCAGGACGATCCGCGGCGAGACGCTCTGGGAGATCGAGGTCGACGACACGTACCCGCGCTGGATACGCGAGGGCCACGCGCCGAAGTCGTGGCAGAACCGCCGATGATAACCGTCGTCGGGTTCGCGTGGGGCACCGCCTACCGCGACGAGGTGCCCGGCTGGTGGGCGTCGGTGCAGGCGCTCGACCCGCAACCCGACGACGTGGTCGTCGCCTACCATCCCGACGACGACTGCGGCGTCAAGGATCTGCCGTGCAGGCTCGTCGAATGTTCGGGCAGGAATCCCGCGGCGATGCTCCACGCCGCGAACGCCACGATTAGAGAAGGCTGGATCGTCGGCATCGGGATGGACGACCGCCTCTACTCGGACGCGTTGTCGTGCATACCTGGAGACGGCTTCGACGTGGTCGCCAACACGATCAGGTTCACGTCCGGATATGTGAACCCTTCGGCACCCGAACGGTTCGCGACGCACCCGATGGTGAACCACGTGATGGGCACGTCGTTCTACACCAAGGAGATCTGGGAACGAACCGGCGGATATCCCGACGTGTACTGGTCGGACTGGGGATTCTGGTGGAAGTGCCACGTGCACGGCGCGAGATGGTACAAACCCGCGGGCGTGCAGGTGCTCGTGAACGACGTCAAGACGGCCCGCCTCTCCTCGGACTCTCACATCGAGGCCGACATCGAGATGCGCAAGTTCATCGCCGAGTACACTCGTTCGGACTCTGAAGTAGGATAAACGCTCATGGCAATCACGAACGGCTACGCGACCCGGAACCAGGTGAAGGCGGCGTTGAGGATCGGCACCGCCGACACCCAGGACGACGACCTGATCGACAACTGCGCGGGCGCGGCGTCGCGCCTTATCGACGGCTACGCCAACCGGCAGTTCTGGCAGTACGCCACCGCGAACGTCAGGCTCTTCACCGCGTACGACTCGTTCGTCGTGCAGATCGACGACATCGCGTCCACCGCCATCACCCTTAAATCCTCGACGAACGCGGACGGGAACTTCGACGTCACCTGGACCACTAGCGACTACCAACTCGAACCCGTCAACGGAATCCTTGACGGGTTGACCGTCCCGTTCACCCGCATACGTGCGGTCGGCGACTACCTGTGGCCGACGCTCAACGCGAACTTCGGCTCCGAGGCGCTCGTGCAACTCACCGCGATATACGGCTGGCCGTCGGTGCCCG